TCTGCTTGAGTAGCACCAAAATTTTGACCTATGCTTCTAGCTGTTACTTCACCCTTAGTAACAAGATTCATTCCATTTTTTCCAAAAGTAGCTCTTTGAAATTCTGAATCTCATTGTAATCCTGCAACGGAATCTAAATTATATAAAGAGGCTAAAGCAGGTACTAATTTATTAAATTGCTCTTCTGAAGTTATAAGTTTTGAAATATTTTCAATTTCTTCTTGAATAGCTTTTTCATATTCTTCTGAAGTAGCATAGTCTTTTTCATGTATTTTTTTTACACTACTTAAAACAGCTGCTCGAAGATCTAAATTTTCTTCAAAAACTTCTGCTAAATTTTTTTGAATTTGTTGTAAATGCTCAGCTATTTCATTATAATCAATAAAACCATTTTTATCAGTAAAATCATCTAAATGAGATGATAAACTTTGAATATATGTTTGTAAGAATGTCTGAGCATCAGTTTCTCCCATTTGTTCAACTAAAGATTTATATTCTTCATTTTTCTCAGTGTTATAAATTAAATGATTATATAAAAAAGAATTATCTAATTTTACTTCTTTTCCTTTTGTTGTTTGATATTTATTATATGCTTCTTGATATGCTTCAAATAATTCTAATGTAGCTTCTTTATATTCTTCAAAATTAGCTTTTCTTCCACCTGGTAATTGAGCGGCATAATTATCTGAAATAGCATGATTTGCTCGTGCAAATATATAATTATTACTACCGAATTTTTCTTCTATTTTATCTAAATCTTCTAAAAGTTGTTGTTCATTATTTAAATAATTTTCTAAATTATTTATTTTACGTACTAATTCTGCTTCTTCTGATGTTTGATTTACTTCTCCACGCTTTGCCCTAACAGAATAACCTTGATTATCAGCACGTTCTTCAACTAATTTTTTCGTTTTATTATATCTACGAATATCTGTGTATCCAGCTTTAGCTACTGTAACTCCTTGTTGCCAAGCTTCATTACTATATAATTTTCCTAAATTTTCTTCATTTAATTTTTTTAATTGTTCAATTGTTTCTTTCATTAAGTTATTATTAGCAGTAATCATTTCTCCTTGTGTATTATAACTAATAATAGCTTCTTTATTATATTCTTGAACCTTTTTTAAATAACTTTCATATTCAGAACGTAACTCAGGTGTTAAAAGACCTTTATTAGCAAGTTCTTGTAGATATTCAAAACGATCTTGAATTTGTTGAAATTCTTTTAAAGCTTTATTACCAGATTCATATTCATCTGATAAAGTATTTAATGTATTTTGAGCATCTCTTGCTGCATCTTTAATATTTTGAATCTCTTTTTCAATATCTTGTAATTTTTCAGATGTTGATTTCATAGATTCTACTCAGTTATCTCAAATACCTAATGTTTCTAGAGTTAATTTACCAACTTCAGCAAGACCTTGAATTAAAAAACCGGAACCAGGAGCAATCATGTTAGCAATTCCTGCCAAACTACCAGTTATACCAGAATATGCTGCATTTAATTTTTCTTCACTAGTAGAAATTTCACTATTTAAAGTTTTAATAGCGCCTAAAGTTGCAGTAGCTGCTTGTGTCATACCCATAAAAGCTGCAGTATATCTTGTAGCAGTTTTATTTTGTTGACCTTTTTTAATTTCATCATCAATTTTCTTTTCAATATCTTGTTTTTGTTTTTCTAGTTTTTCTTTTTCTCCATTATCATCAAGAGTCATTTTCCCTGCTTTTATCATAGATTGATACTTGGCTTCAAGTTTATTTCTTAATTCTCTTGACGTATTTAAAACTTCTTCTTGATTTATTTGACCCCTAGCTACATCTACTAACTCTAATTTTTTTTGAGCTTCTTCTTTTGTAATAAAACCTTCATCTTGTGCAAATAATAATATTTCCTCATATGACTCTTGAATTTGCATTAATTCTTCTTGATTTTCTTTTAGATAGTCTTTATTAGTTTGCATCTTATGATTAATATCTGTAAGACTTTCATGAATATCATCATACGCTTCTTTAGTTCTTTTTAATCCTATTTCAGAACCTTCAATTTTTCCTTCTATATCAAAATCAGAAGTTAATCCTTGTTCTTTAATATATTGTTCAGCAGTTTTATATTCAGCTAATTTATCCTCTATTGCGGCAACATCTTTTAAATTATTTTGAACTTCATTAAAAGTTTCATCACTAATATAATTTTTAACTTTTAATAACTCTTTATTTTTTTTAATTAATTCATCAGTATTTTCATTTTGTTGTTTTAAATAAAGATTTTCTTCTTGTCCTTTTACTTGTGTTGTTACTTGTAAATAAGCTGGTAAATTTTTAGCCTCAACTGAATTTTTAGCTCTTTCATCTTTAACCTGTTTATTAATTTTTTCATATGCTTTCGCAGTATCAGAAATAAGACCTAAATTAATTTTATTTTCAAAAATTCAATCTTTTATATTATTAATATTACGAACTAAACTATCAGCAATTTGTTTTCTAAAAATAATACCTAATTGAGATGCTAAATTAATAATAGCATTAAACCCTCCACCAAGACCTTCTAATCAATCATTCAATTCATCTAAAAGCCCTTGTGTAGAATCATAAAAACCATCAACAGTTTTTTTATCAAATAAAATTGCATAAGTTCTTTCTGCTTCAGTTGTTAATTGTTGTAAATGTGCTTTGGTTGTTTCCATATAAATATCTTGTTGTTTTTGTAATGTACCAAAAGCATTTTGAGATATCTTTAATTCTTGAGTATATTTATCTCAATTATCAAATAAAGATAATAAATTATTATATTGTCTTCTACCTGCCATGATTTGGGTTAAAGCAATTTGTTGTTCACGAGATAAAGTATTTCATTTACCACCAATTTCTTCAATAACTGCACCCATATCACGCAATTCACCATTAACATCTAAAACATTAAATCCTAATTCTGCCATTTGAGAAGTATAATTACCAAGAGTAGTTTCATCATCTAATCCGGCTTTAATATCTCCCATACGTGCATAAATGGTTTTAAATGCAGTTCCAACAGATTCAGGCGCTTGGCGAGTAACAGAAATAACTGTTGACAATTGAGCATTTAATTGGTCTATATCTACACCCATAATATTTGCGGCTGCCGCAACTTTACTCATACCTGTTGACAACTCTTCTAAGTTAGATGCAGATGTTGCTGCTACTGCAGCAAGTTTATCTACATATAGTTCAGTTTCTGCAGCAGATACTTTATAACCATTTCATACTGCAGTTAATTGTTCAGATACAGCTTCTCCAGTTTGTCCAGTAACATTTGCTGCTTTTAAAGTAGCTTGCGTTCTTGCTTCTACATCAATATCATCTAAACCTTGTTGAAAGAAGATTGTTGAAGCTTTAGTATAATCTAAGGTACTTCTACCTAACTCTTTTGCAGCTTTATTTGCACTAACTGCAAATCTTTCCATATCTTCAGCACTTTTATTAGATACAATTCTAATATCATTTAATGATTTATCTAATTTAACTGAATAGTCATATGCTTTGCTTATAGAATTAGACAAATTATTAAAAATACTAGATGAAATACCATATCGAACAGTATTTTTAAAAGTAACTGCAAATTTATCTAAAATTTGACTTGTTGTTCTTAAATGTACATTAGTTGTAATTAAAGATCTAGTTAAATTATTAAAAGCAATTTGTGCACTAGCTGGACCTTGTGCTAAATCTTTCATTAATTGCTCAGCACTATTTCCAGATTTTTTTAATTCTGTATTAAATTTGTTTAAATTGATTTGATTTAACTTACTATTATAAGAAGCATCTAAAGCAGTACTTATTTTTTCAGCTGCTTCTCCCGCTCTTTTAAATTCTTCAGTAACTCCTTGAGAGGACTTAGCCATAAGTTTCGCTTCATTAGCAATATTAACTAACTCACGATTTAAATCATTTAAACTTTTTTTATCGACTTGAACATCGACTCCTAAAGTTAATGTTTTCATATATATCCTTTTCCTCCTTTTTATCTGAAAATAAAAAATCCCTCTATTTACTTATATCTGTAAATAGAGGGATTTCTATTAAATTAATTTGGCCTGTTAATTAATATCTCTTCCACCATTTGCTGCTTTTGCAAAATCTAAAACAGCTTGATATTTATTAGGATCAAAAGTATCAACAATCTCTTTAACTTTGGCAGCTTGAGTAGGTAAATCTTCTGTTAATTCTCTCAAAATACCTGCTGTAGAATTATCAAAGTTCATAATATCTTCTGCTAAGTTATCAATTTGATCACATAAATAATTATATTCTTCTTCAGGAATAACTTCTATAATTTTATCTAATAGTCCTGTTGACATTAAATTATCATATAGTTTTAATTCATCTTCTTTTTGTTTATCTGTAAAACTAATATTAGTATATAAATAAATTAAATTTAAATTAAAATAAATATCTAATTTAACTGGATTAAATATAGAATTTTCTTTAGCCTTTTGTAATGTAATTTCAATTAAATCATATTTATCTTCAATAGGTAAATATTGTAATACTTCAATTTTTTGTCCATTAAATTCAATTTCTTTAACTTCATTATTAGTTTTTAATTTTAAACTTGTATAACTTACTTTTGCCATAATTAATCTCTCCTTTTCTCTCTTATTTATATTATAGCATATTTTTTACTATTAGTCAATTTTTAAATCAGCAAAAATTTGATCGATTTTTTCTTCAGCAATAAGAATTACATCTTTTTCTAAATTATCAACTACTGTAATATCTTTTAAGAACATTTCTTTAATTGATTGTTTAAAACTATTAATATTTGCAGAAGATAAAAAACTCTTAAAACTATCTCGAATATCTTGTAAAGTAGTTCTAATTAAACTAGTAGTTGCTAAAGATGGCGCACTTGCAAAATATTTAATTTGAGAAGTTAAAAAGTCTCCACCTTTTATTGAAGAAGCTGTATTAGAACGAACTTCAGTAAATGCACTTTCAATCATTTCTGCAGTTACTTCAGGAGGAATCTTATTAGAGTTTTGTCTTTTTGCAATTAATACTCGATAAACTTCATAAGCATTACCTAAGTTTTTATTACGCGGATCTGCTCCTGGAGAATTTATATAATGTCAAACTGCAGAATATACTGTTGAACCATCTTGAACATTTGTTCTAATTGTTGCAGAATTATCTTGAAAAGCTTCTCGTAATCCTTTTTTATTTGACATTCTTAATTTGAAAATATTATCAATTTTACTTTTTGTATTAAAATCAATTTTAGTATATTTTAATAATTCTTCTAATGTAATAGACTGTTCATATAAAGTACCTCGGTAAGGAATACCAATTTGATATGTAATAGTCTCACCAGTAAAAAACTGACGAATTTCATCCATTAAAACATATCCTTCTTTTAATAAATGCTCAACTTCTCCATCTGCATAATTTAAATGTTTAAAAACTGCATAAGATATTGTTTTTTTATCTGCATTTACACTTTCATATTGCTCTATAATAGGTCTACTTTGAGCTTCAATCTGATAATAAAAATTATTTAAATTATTTAAATAACTTTCTAAAATATTTTCAACACGTTGTAAATGTTCTTTTGTAGCTTGCTCACTAGGAGCAGATAATGCTTCTGCAAGAGCAGTTCTTATGGCTTCTACATTTTTAAAATCATCCATACTTATCAACTCCTATTTTTATATAAATAAAAAAGAGGGCGGAAACCCGCCCATTTTATTAAATACTTGCTTCTCCGTAAACAGCTGTTGAATCGCTACCTTCAGATTCAGATCCATCTTTTCCGTTCCATTCTTTAGATTCGTCCATATCGAAGTGTGTTGGGTGTCCCATAACAGTTCCTCTTGTTTCAGAACCTTCAGTTGCATCTTCTACAACTTGCATTACACATAATACTTTATGAGTTCTGTCGAACATTGTATATCCAGGGAATGCATCCATAGTAAATGTAAATGTACTAGGATCTCCTGTAGCAGCCATATTGAATGTGAAGTTAGATTGGATTTTTACATTAGGGAATGTAATTTCAGCAGGCATATCTACACCGTCACTTTGTCTTCTATATAATGTAGAAGCTTCTACATAATAGTATCCAGCAAAGTTATTAGCGTCGATTTGTAATTCAGAAACCTTAGCAGAATTTTTAACTACGTAGAAATCTACGAATACAGCTTTTCCAGCATATTCAGTAGCGCCACTTAAAGTTTTTCCGCTAGCTGTTAAACCAGTGATTAATTCTCCAGTAATAGATCCATCAGTTTCAGCAACTGAAACGAATACTGGAGCAGTAGCATCGATATTTTCACTTTCGCCTAAAGCATCAGTTAAATCGATATTTCCTTCAGCGTCTACTACTGCATTAGAAGTAGCATGAACGTGAACTTCTTGTTGTGCATCTTTAAATAATCCAGCACCAGATAATACTGAGAAACCAATAGGAGATAATAAAGCATCTTCAACTGTGAAAGTTAAAGTTTTTTCACCTTCCCAAGCGATTAAACGAGTATTTCCTCTACCACCTTGTGCATATACAGTTGTAGCTGTACCTTCTAGTGTAGAAGTTGTTGCTGTATCGATATATAAAACTGGTTGACCTTTTTTGAAAGTACTGTTACCAATTTTAGTGTCAGCTTTAGCTTTGAAAACTACGTTACATATTTCTCTTACACCAAATTTCATATTTGTTTTTCCTCCTTCAAATATTTAATTGTTATATTATGAATGAATATCCTTCATTCAGTCTTCAGCTTCCTTTAAATCCTTTGCTCCAGCTAATTTTGCTTTTATGTTAGTATCATAAGCTATTTTTAACATAAGTCTTTCATATTGATCAAATAGTTGATAAGGTGTTCAATTTATTACTTGATGAATATCAAGAGATAAACCAGTTGCCATAATAGAAGAATATCTTGCAAAAATATCTAATTTTTGAGGAGGTTTTTCTTCTGCAAGTTTTAATTTTCTCTTCTTAAACTTATCGGCAATTTCTTTAGCCATTTTACCACTAGGGTTATAATCTTGTTCTCCACCTTTTTTATAGGCGGAAATGCTATTTAAAATTTGTTTAAATTGCACAAAATTATCATTTGTAAGACTATGTACCTCATCTTCCTTTTTTAAATCAATAGAAAACTCATTAAATTCAGCTTCATATCCAGGCAATATTAACTCTAGAACAAGTTTGACGCAATTCCTATTTTTTTGCATTACCGCATTACGCTCTCTTAGTATTGCTATTAATATATCAAAATCACTCTTATTTTCTAAACTCACTTTGTCCTTTTCTTCTAAAATATCTTTTGAAAAGTTTAATATTTCACAACCTGAGAAAAATGTTTCTTCTCCAAGGAAAGCGATTTCTTTAATAGTTGGTTGATGCAATGTAATTCCTGCTTGCGGAAATGGAATATCTATCCCAGTCATTAATGCTAAATCTATATTCATTATTCATCTTTTGGTGGAATGCGGTCATCGCTACCATGAATTGCACGATAGCTAAGTGTATATCCAGCCAAGTCTTCATTTAGTATTAATTCATTGCATCCTAAGAAGTTTAAATGCCCAATTCCGCTTAATACCGCGTCATTAAGTAACCCATCAAGGACTCCCGCAATTTTAAGTGGTCTTAATCTATAATTTCCTAATTCCCAACAATCTAATTGACAAATAATATCAAAATTTAAAGTACAGTCTCTAAATTGAGGATTACTTGCATTAGGTGTAAAATTATCACAAGAAATAATAATATAAGCCTTTTGTTCTTCATGTTCTGGCATATTAATTTTAGGTTTAATTTTAACATACCCATGTTGAACCAATTTAGCTAAAGTCATCTCTTTAACTATCTTTTGATAATCTGGATTTTCAAGGTCATCTAAACAATCTTTTGTATTAATAACTAATAATCTTTTTAAGTTATCACTATGAGGTTGACTCTCAACAAATAATGCTCTTAAAATAGTTTCTAAATCTTTTTCAAAAGATAGAAATGATGAATTTAAAGGATATGTACTTCTAGTATCTCTTTTCATATTCTACCTCCTATAAAGATTCAATAGTAATTGGCAATTCTATTACTTCATTTCCCGCCATATATCTTAAAGTAAATGCACCACTGCGGCCTGTAGTGATTTCTATATCGATCGTAGTGTCAGTTTGATTTTTAATTTTAGCTTTTGTAGTTTCTAATCTTCATTCACCGCCAGATATATTTTCAACAGAATATGAACACTCATCATAAGGATAAACTACATCAGGTCCAATAATAACTGGAGCTTTTTTAGGTCTACGAGCTTCTTCTTGTCTCTTAGCCTCTTCTTCTTCTTTTCTTTTTTCATTTTCCTTATCTTGAATACTATTTTGATAATATTCTTTAAGTGCTAAAATAATAATACCATCGGAACTCATATTATCCATAGCTTGAACTTCTCATGGTTTACCATTTACTTTAACAATAGTAAATCGATGAAAAAATGCTTCAGTCTTTTCATCTTTTGTAATATACATTTGTAAATTATAATCAATATCATTCCATATTGTATCTTTTTGATGTCTCCAGTCAATTTCGTTAACTGAAGGTCTTGCAGCATAACATTTATATTCAGTACCATCTACATCAACAGTATATTTACATCTGCGGAGTTCCGCTCTAAAATAAGCAGTTTCCTCAAAATATTGTAAATATACTAATCAATTAGTATTAGTTTCTTTCCATGTTATTACATCTCCAGGCTTCATGCCAATAGGTTGAATACCTTCAGATGTTTTACCAACTCTTGGTTGATTTAAACATATATCTTCAAAAGGAATAGAAATAATTTTATTATCATATTCATTTTTTAATTGATCTGGATTTATTAAACATCTAAATTCGCGGCCATCTGCTAATATAGCAGTTGCGCTTTGATAAGAATATAAAAGGGCCTTTTTTAAAGACCTTAGCTTATCTTCATTCATTCTCTTGACTTGCGGAGCTCCGCCCGCATAATTAAGTCTTGTAGACATATTTTCTAATCCTGTCATTCTAATACCTTCTCTCTTAAAGAGGATAATAAATTTAAACATTCGAAAATTGTCTTTCTATATATAGGGAAGTCATCTTCTCCTTTTAATTTATTTAATCCTTCCAATTTGCAAAGTAATGGGAACAAAATATCGTGGTCATCAAGTAATTCTGACATACCAGATATTTCAACTATAATAGTGCTTAAAGGACTTTCTCAATCTATATTTTCTTCTCTATCAGGAAGTAATTTATAGATTTGATTAATTAACTTTTTTATATTTCCCAAAATAGCATTTTTATCAATATTTGCGCCAGTACTTATGATCATAGTCCAGTCCCCACTCTTCCATTGTTTGCAGACTCATCCATAATAATACCAAAAGTAGATTGCATGATGCCATCATCGTCTTTCAATCTTCTCTTGTATAATCTTTGTAGGTGGAAACCTTCCCTTTCATAATCTTTTTTAAGCGCTAATATTTTTGCCATATGGTTTGCTTGAGAAGTAAATTTAAAGTCACTTCCGCTATATTTTAAACGAGTATTTTCTACACTCGCTAATTGTTGTCCTAACCATTCTACAATCATATATGTAGATAAGATATTTACTTCTTCTGGAGTTAGCTCAACATTGAAGCAGCCTCCGCCATATACAATAGCAGTAACTTCTTCATAATTACTATCAACACCTTCATAACTGTCGATTCTTTCTTCATAAGTCGTGTTATAATTAGTTAAATCAACACGAGGAAACTCAAATTTATGAACCGCTGACATTAATAACTTTTCTAATAATCGAAAAGTATCCAATTCATTTAGTTCCATATACATATCATCTGTAATTTTATCAAGAAAGCTATCGTAGACCACAGAAAAAGGTGTAGTTACTGTTTCCATATTACACCTCCTAATACACTATTATTTTACTACTTTATATTCTTTGGTTACAGTTGGAGTAGTTCTTCTGCCAGTAGTAGTTGAAGTTGCGGCTGGAGTAACTCTTCTAATAGGTTTAAATTCACCTTTAGGCTCTTCATCTTCTTCAGATGCATCTCTAAGTTCAATGGCTTTTGTAACATTAAAACCTAACATATCAAGAATTGCTTTTCTTTTTGCTACATCATTTAATTCTAAATCTACAGCTAATTTTTTAACTAAATCTAAAGTTCCTTCTGGAGCATAATCTAGACAATCTTTTAAAGCATCTAGCGAGCCATTTAATAATAGTTCTTTTACATCTTCTTCAGTATAATAATATTCTGGTTGAACTTCATTTAATAATTCAGCTACAGCTTCTTCATTTTGAATTAATAAATAATTCATTAACATAGCTTTTCCACCTGGAATATAAGATAATTTTCTTAATTCATCCATAGTAATTTCTTTTGTTTCACCTGGCATAAAATCACGGTGAAGATTTCCTAAGTCTGGAATAGTATATCCAGCAATTCCGCGTCCTTTATTTGTAACCTTAATAATTTCATCATTTTTTAACATAATATTTTCTCCTTTTCCTCTTTTTAAAAACTAAAAAAATGGGAAGATTAAAACAATTCCTTAACTAAGAAATGTTTAACCTTCCCATTTAGTTTTTTATTTTATTCACTAAAAATTAGTGACTTGTGTCTTCAGCAACAGATTTTGTTAAAGAAGTGTTTTGATAAACACAAATATTGTTAGTAATTAAAGTACCAACACCAAGTTTTTTATAAACTTGAATTTCTTTAGACCAGTCATCATTTTTTCTATCGTCAACTAATGTTTGACCTTCGAAAGCGATTTTAACAGGTTTATCAGCACCTGTAGGGATGATCCAAGCGTAAGATGGGTCGATAACTTTAGTAGTATTACTTTCATCAACTAATGATTGATTTAATACAACTACGTTATGTCCTTTATATCTTGCTAAATATCCATTATCCCAAACTTGGTCTTTCATTCTGTCTGATACCCAACCTGTAGCTGGAACCATTGTAGCAGCAAATTCAAATGTACAATAAATAGTTGATTGTGCATAAGAATCAGCGATAGATAATAATCTATCCATTGCGCTTTCAACGAATGAAGTTTGTTCTGTTACGTTATTAGCAGGTAAATCAGCAATTGAAGCAATTAAAGAAGCTTCGATTTCTTTATAGATTAATTCATCGATACCTTCCATAACGATATTAACTAATTCATTGAAGTCTAATCTTCCATCTAAGAATTCTTCGATGCTAATTTGAGCAGCACCACCAATTGCAGTAACTGGTAATTCGATACCTTTTCCATCTAATTTGAAAACTTCGTATACACCAGCTAATCCAACTTTAGTAATGAATTGTTTAGCTCTTCTCTTAGAAGCAGCAGTAACTCTTTGTTTGAAGATAGCTTTATCTCCTTGAGCTACAGTTTTAATTTCAGCAAATTGACCATATTGTTGTTCTACTCTTTTTGGTAAAACATCATCAATAACTTCTTCAATTAAACTGAAGATTGTGTGTTTATTTTGTTCATATTCATGATAATCTTTAGCGATTTCTCTAATACCGTTGTTAACAGCAGTATTTAAATCTGCTAGGCTAAAATTTTCTCCTTCGAAAGAATAATTGTTAGAAGGAGTTGGGTCTGCAGCCATTTTAGCTAATTTTACTAAATTTTTAAATTCCATAATTTCTTCCTCCTAATTAATTAATTCTTTGAATTTTAACAGCTGGTTGTCCATCTGGCATAGTATATTCTTTTACTACTTGCCAAATCATACCTGTTGAAGCAGCATTATTTAATACTAAGTATCCAGTGCTTGCATTAACAGTTAATTTATCTCCAACTTTTAATTCTATTCCTGCATATTCTGCATCTTTTGCTGTATTAGCTGCGCCAACACAGTTAGTTGTGTAAATATCTCCAATATTTGTTTTGAATAATCTTGGATAAATTTCTTCGCCTACATAATTTTTCTTAATCATAGCGAAAGCTTTGTAAGAATCTCTATCATCATATAGTTTAACTTCATTGTAAACTAACATGAATTCGCCATCACCATCTAAGCTAACTTTTCCGCCAGCGTAATTGTATTTCATAAATTGTCCATTTTCAAGAATACCAATTGTACTGTCAAGAGGTAATTGAGCATAGATTTGTCTATTTCCTTGAGCTGATAAATGATTAGGTTCTACTTGACCAAATCCAGTTCTTTTAATAGTTGTAGCCATATTTCATATCCTCCTTATTTATTATTTGTGGCTTTCTTTTGCTTCTCTTAAAGCAGATAACCACTCTGGTACATCAGGAGACTCATTTAAACTGTAAGTTAAAACTTTGTCTTCTGTATTATCTTCATTTTTGTCGTTATCCTCTAAATCAAAGTTTACCTTTTTTCTTACACAAATTACAGATAATTTTGATTCAATTTCATCTAAGCTATAATTAGCTTTATTTTCGATAACATCTTTTTTATCATCATCAGATAACATATAGAAACTATTGATTAAAGCGTCTTTCTTTTCATTATCTACAGCTTCTTTAAATGTTACTAATTCTTGATATTTGCTTTCCATTTCCGCATAACTAGCTTTTAAAGAATTTAATTCTTCTTCTAATAAAGAATAATCTTTTTCTTCAACTTCTTCATTTTCTTCCTTATAATCTACTTCTTCTTCTTCAGTTTCTGTGTCTTCAGCGCTTTCTTCTTCTTTAATTATTTCTTCAGATTCTTCTTTATTTTCTTCAGCAGCTTCTTCTTCTTGACTAGGTTGAATAGCGTCAATGGCAACTTCAGTATCTTCTGTTGAATTTTCTTCTTCTACTATAACTTCTTCAGCAGGAGCTTCAATAGTTTCAGCAGGAGTTTCTTCTACAGGAGTTACTTCTTCTTCAATAGCAGTAGTAACTTCAGTTTCAACATTTTTATCTTCTAGTTCCATTTTGTATCCTCCTTTTAATGCAGATTGAAGATCTTGCATCATAGTAAATAATGTTTTCTTAAAATTATCATCTAAGGTAAAAGTTGAACTTACTTCAGGTGCGGTAATGCGAGCTCCTTCGAAACAAGGCTCAACATCATTACCTAGAATGCATAATTTTGAGAATATCGCATCATTTATTATGAAAAAATCCATACCTGTATTATTGTTTGTTGACCAATGTCCATCTAAAGTTTCTTCATCTAGCTCCATTGATTGAGGTCTTCCCTCTAAAGCTAGTTTTGCTTCTTCAAATTGACCAGTCCAAAGATACCCAGTAGTCATAAGATATTCTCTTTCAATCTTATTTCCAAAATCATCGGTATCTTCAAATTTTTGAAACCACACTTGTGCATCTGGAGCAACAAAACCATAAGGTTTAGTTAAGCACTCAAATTTAATTCCTTCATCATCCATGATGATTTTTTCACCGTGGTCTCTAAAATCTTCTTTGTCTTCTTTGTAGTATCCAACAATAGGCGCTCCTCTTAAAGTTTTCGCCATTTCTGTCGCAACGTCTTTAGTAATATAACTATGGTTTCTATTTTCACCTAGATATAATACTTTGATTTCACAGCTGCTCATTAGTGGGTTAATCTCTAAAGGTTGTAGATTAATAAACTCAGGAGAGTCTATAGTTGCAATTGATTGATGCATCATATCCATCTATCCTTTCTTAATTTCCACTTATTACTATATCAATAAAGCGGCAATTAATTTTATTGTTTTTGTCCTAATCTTATTAAGATTGACTCTCTTCATTCATTATTGTTTTTTCAGACTTCTCATCATCCGCTTTTTCTGGTCTTCCGCCAGTACTATCGGAATCCGCATTTGTTTTATTTTCTTTATTTTGTTGATTAACTCTATTTAATACATCACTATTCATTGTACTAGACATCATAGGAGGTATAAACATGTTAACTAAATCTAATACATCATTTTCAAAATATGCATTAGCTAAGATAGTGCTTTGTGCTTGACCAAGCGCAATTTGAGGTAACATCTTACTGAAACCAACTTGCATTTGTTCTTTATACAATTTAGACATTTGTTCATAATTATAGATTGTTGTTGTCAACATTTGTGCTCTATAATAATATTTTTTAGGTTTTTTATTATATTTATCAATAATATCATTGATAAAACCTTCAAATTGTAAAATTAAATTATATAATGATGCAGCATCATTAAGAATAGATTTTTCAAGGGCTATATTACCATCAGTATTAAATTGCATTTGTGAAATACCTGCTTCATTAAATACTGCTCTCTCTACTCTTTCCAAATCATCAACAGCTGTTGAACTTCTTGATTTATCCATATCCGCAACTTCAACATCCGCAAAAGTAGTTAATACATCAATACCAATAGCTTTTTTAAGCATACCAATTGCATTTTGATGTAACTGTCTAGCTTCATCAACATCAAATACTAGATCACCATTCTTATCGATAGGCATCTTTTGAATAATAATCTTTAATAATTGTTGAGCCATTTTTTGTTTATCAATTTCTTTTGCTTCATCTAAATCTAAAATTGCGGGAATAACAGATAAAAGAGTAGGTGCATCAGAACCATTTAAATTAAATTTAAAAGTTTCTGCTGGATCTAACATATACCAACCTGGAACGTCGCCAGGAAATTGAGGTTCTAGTTTTCCTTCTTTATATGCAATATATCCTTTTTTAAAATCTTTAGGGAAAGAACTTAATACTCTCATTCTTTGAGTAACATCTTTAAATGTTAAATCAAAATATCTCATATTAAATTCTACTGCAGGTCTACCATTTACAAAAAATCTAGATCTACAATAATCTACTGGTAATTCTTGAACATAAATTCTCTTTTCAGTAGATAATAGGATACCATAAAAACATCCATCTTTAATAACTTTTAATGCCATTTCACCAAATAACTTTTTCAATTCTGAATTATCTAGATATCTTAACATTTTATAAAATGCTTCTAAAGCATCATTTTCATCTTTATCATTTGCCTTATCATTAAAATAAGGAGTAACCATTCAATCATATCTATACATATAAGCTAAATACTTACATAATCTTGCATAAATTCCGCTTATTCCAAAAAAATAATTAGAAACAGCTCTTTGAGTTGCAACATCATTATCATGTATAGCTTTTAAAATAGTCGCTCTACTTCCTAATCTAGTATCAGTTTTAGAAAAAGCACTTAAATTTAAAACTGCATTTTCTAAAGTCATATTCCCCACTTTTAATTTTGAAAAATCTACTGGAACAAAGCCAGTTTGACTTTCAGCTAATTGGGCGCTATCATTGTCTACAGACAATATTGAAAAGCCTTTTTTCTTTATAATTTCTTTTCTATTATTTATCAAGATAGACACCTCACTTCTAAATCTTCTATTTTAGTATAACATATTTTTCTTGAGATGTCAAAAACTAAAAACCACCTTTAGCATAATAAAGGTTCATAATATAATCATAATTAATTCTACCTTCTAATGTATAAGGAATTTCAATTAAAATAATATTATGCTTTCTACAGTATTCACGTTTTTGCATATCATGGAATTGTTGTTTGCGCAATCCCGTATACCCACCAAACTTGCTTTTAGGTTGATAATGTTGAATTCCTTGATATTCAATTAAGAATAATAATTCATGGTCATCATCAAAAATTGCAAAATCAAATCTTAATGGGTGGCCGGAGGTACTAACAAGATCTGGAAAAGAATACTCCTCTTCAAAAACTAAACCAGCATTTTGTAATACTTCTTCAATTTTTATCTCTCCTTGACTAGCTCTCATAGTGCTCCTCCTTTAGAAAAATAGGCCACTAAAATATTTCTATAAATATATTAATATTTTATTAAATAAATCAGTTAAATCTGCCCAACTAACCAAAAAACATTAGTTGGCTAATATCTCTAGTTTTCTTTTTTCTTTTTTTATCTTCTTCTAGTTTAACCCAATATAAACCATAAATAAAGGCTGAAAATTTATCCTTTTTAATACCACGATTAGATTGCTTTAAAATAATATTTGTACCATCATTTTCTTGAACTAAATTCAACATTTGATTTTTTAAAATTGTAGTATATTGAAAAGGTTGTAGATAAATATTTCTTTGTTCTGGCTCCATATTCTGGCCGCCGCGTGTTGACATTAATTTAGTTCTTGCTTGAACTTCATCAACTAAAAATTTAATCTTTCCACCAGCCATTTGCGCTTGCGCATAACTATATGCTTCAGTATTTATAGGCGCATTAGCTTTAATTAAGAACAATACATCTTCTTCAACACCAGCACCTTTTACTTTTTTATATTGTTCTTTTGCTTCTTCATAAGTTCCACCTTCAACGCCAAAAGCAGGTAATGTATCTCCTGTTTCTGGATCAACTTGTTGAAGTGTCATAAAGTCAACTAAACCAACACCTAAACCATTAGCATCGATTGCTATTGCTCTAGCGTTATATTTATAAAATAATCTTTTAATGTGTATAGCTTGAGCTTCAAAATGTTCAGCCTCATAAGTATACAAATTAACCAAGCTCTTTAATGCGGAGCCTTGTAATTGCGGAGTTACTTTAAATACACAAACTTCTGTTGTACATCCAACTCTACCTACATCGACTCCAAGTATATAATAAGAATTTTTATTACTTCTTCCGCTATATTCATATTCAGGTTGTAATAGAACTCTATGTTTTTCAAATTTCTCAGATGAGTAGAAAGCATTTTCCACATCTCCGCTCCATTTACTTCGATATTCACGATCAAATGAGTCCTCTTGATAAGTACCATTTAATTTTAAAGTATCTACGAAATCTTCATCTAATAATCCTTCTGTAACTGGCGTTTCATAAGTTCCACCCATAATCATTACATTATCAGGATCAAGAATTGATTGAATCAAAAGCTCAATTAACTTTTCAAAAGCAAATGAATTTTTTCATCCTGCAGTTGTGATATAAACTTGACTTTTATTTACTTTTTCTTCTTTGTGTCTAGTTCCATCAGAAAGCAATCTATCAACGTTTGTTGTTGGAATAATAACTTCATTCAATATTGTTTGATCAATAGAAACACATTCTTCCATTACACCACCCGTACGACGTTGACCTCTTGATCTTTCACTCGCCGCAAGTATGTCTATAACAGAACCATTTTTAAATATATATTTAACATCATTTTTTGATTTTTTAGAAACTCCACGTTCCCAGTTTATTTCCCCCTCAAGAGCAGGAATAAGATGACAAATTTCATCTATTTTAGCTATTGTAATACTTGCCGCTTGCTCTTTTCCACCTGTTGTAACAAATAAATGTGAGTTAGGATATAAAATACAACGAATAAAAAGCGCCATCATAGTTAAAAAAGATTTAGAATATGCACGAGGGAAAGTTGCATATACATATCTATGGCGCATTACAATACGTAAAAATATTCGTTGATAAAAATAAAATCTAAAAGGACAATCCGGTCCTTTGATTTGATCTATAAAAATATCTGGATATTCTCGATAAAAAGCTATTAGATTGCGGATATTATCTAATTGTGCATCTACACGTTCTTTAGATAATCCTTGTTTTTGACCAAGAGACTCTTGGGATGAAGAGATATTTAATAAATCTGCTAATGCCATTAGAAATCATCTCCATTATAAATTTGCTCATCATGTTCTTTTTGTTGAGCCATATTATTTTCATGGTCTAAAATATCTTGGTCACTTAAAGTAATAATGTCATCTCCACGCTCTTTAGCTTCTTTTAAATCTTGCTTTTGTTGTTTTAAATTTTCATTACGTTTTAAGAAATCTTCAATTTGTTTAGCTAGAGATTTATCTTCATAAATTAAACCTTTAGTATAATCTTTTAAATCTTGAATAACTTTATCGATAATATCTTGCGGAGCCTCGATAGTATATCTCGGAATCGCCCCGCCGCATTTTTCACAATAATCAACAAGCTCACCTATTGAATTAACAAACTCGCTCTTTTGATCTTTATTTTGAGCAGCAGTGAATTTTGCTGACTTTCTTAAATTTTCATTAACTCTAGATACCTTCTGGAATCCATCAACATCTCCGCCATCTAAAAATTGGTTCATTTTTAAATTAGTTTTACAAATTAAAATTAAAGTATTAATAGTATCGGCATCTTGAATATCAAAAGACTCAGTCATTTCCTTATACTTTTTCTCTAATTCAATTCATTCAAAAGGAGTATAAGTTCTTCCTCATTTTGTAGCTAGATAAATTTTATCATCATCAGTTAGTGATTGAACAGCCTCATCAAAAATAGACTCATCAACAAATTGACTTCCATCTCCATAAGGATTTGCTGCCTCTGGTGGCGGAGTTGGATCTGCATAGTAAAGTTCTTCATTTTGAGTAGGTGTACTTACTAAAGTATCATATTGAGCTTGATTAATTTCGCCTCGTTCTAATTGCTCTTTAAGTCCAGCTTCATACTCAGCACGACCCTCCGCCGCAATTTGTTTCTTTTCTTCATTTTCTCTTTGAAGCATTTCTGAATCAGCTCAATGATATCTCATTCATTGTTTTAATTTCATTTTTGATAAATATTTACCAAAAACAGACATTCCATCTAAAATTTTACCTTTTGATTTAGCTAAAGCAAATGCTTTATCACGAATTACATTTCATTCTTCGGGTATATAAGGAATATCTAGATCTTCTAAAATCCATAAAAAAGTATCTGGATCAAAATTATCAATGTGCATTGTTAAACAACTTTTACATAAGTCTGTGCGAGTACCATCTTTTCTTTTATAAAAATCTAAATCTGCTTTTTTGGTCTTTCCGCACTTAACGCATGTTTTCATTTCTACAACTGCCATTTCCGCACCCCCTGTTACTTCTTCTTATTGCGGCATTCTTTACATATTGAATAAAAGCCATCTTTTGAAGTATTGTTTTTTGAAAAGAAACGGCTATGAGCTAATTTTATTTGCCCACATCTAGAGCATCTTTTCCATTTACCATATTCTTTATAAGTATAATATCATATTAAATAGTCTTCTTTTGCTTTTTCCGCAATCATTTTAGGGATTTTATTGCGCCATAATGAAGAAATATATTCAACAGTATAGGTAATACCGAATTCCGCAGTTAATAATTCTTGGATTTCCGCATTACTTTTTCCATCTATTTTATAAATTAAAAGTTTATAATATAAAGGATATTTTTCTTCTAATGTACGATCAACTAAATCATCTAAATCTTCCATTAGATATCAAAAGTCAGAATCAAATTTACCTCAGCAATCTTCTTTTAAAGCAGAATAGTTGCATAAAAGTGCGCAAATGTGCGATGGTTCGAAGAATGAGACTAGACAATCGCTCTCAGGATCGCCATTGCCGCAACAACTAATATGTTCATCTAATCTTGCTCTTGTTAAATTTTTTATTGTATTGCTACTTCCGCCCATTGAAGGTTTATAAGCATCTTTAACTACATATTGCTCTTGATGCAATTCGATTAATCATTTTTTAAGTTTATATCTTTCCTTACCGGTTGCCGCTTTCTCTAATTCTTCTACTATTTTTATACTTTCTTTTAAATCTCTTAATGCTTGGATTTCCGCTAAATCTTTATCACTTATTTCTTTTTTATGTGTTAATAATACATTTTTATCATTTTCAATAGTAATGTTGTATAAACCATCTTCACCATTTTCAAACTTGTCCGCAAGTCTTTGGAAAGAGGTTTCACGTTTATTAACAGTAACCATTCTGTTTTCAGTTAAGATAAGTTTGGCTTTCTTTTCTTCTGGAGTCATTGCGGAAACAATATAATCAGCTAAAATTTCAAGATATTTTTTGCTATGAAGTTGTTGTTTAGTTAAAGTTGGTAATAATTCATCGACAAAAATGCGGCGGTCTGTTGCGCTTTTTATCGAGTAATCTAATTTTCTTGTTTCCATAATGAGACCTCCTTTATTGTTACTTATATTCTACCATAAAATTTTCTTTTTGTCAAGAATGTTTAAGGGGTTTAAATAGAAAATATCGTTTTTTGGTTTTGGATGTACATGTACGTATTTTGAATTTAAAAAATTATTTGGAGAGAGTGATGAGCAGGCAAAGCACATTTTTCTTTGACCTCCATAAAAATCCCAAAACTCCACGCCCCTAGGATCTCTCGAACACTACGTTCCACAGGCACGTATACCTTCCTTGCGGGCCGAGGTTTACATAGGGTTGACATGTCAAGTATTTGTAAAATAAAATTTGAACTTAAAGCAAAAAATAAAATTTCACAAAACTTTGTTTTTCAGCAAAACAAACAATTTTGAAGAACTAATTGAATACAAACATTTGTTTGTTTTGCAATTAAAAAAAATAAATAAAAAAACTTTTAAAAAACTATTGACAAAATAACTATAATTTGATATACTATAATTGAAAGAAAGAGAGAGATTGATTATGATAGATTTAACATTAACATTAGAAGAATTAACAAACATTAGAAAAGGACTTTTAAAAGAGTTAACACAAATACCAGTTGACCAAGAAAAAAAATACGAGAGTGTATCTAACCTATACGACAAGATAGAGGCGTTAGAAACTAAACTACTTGAAGAAAAGTATGAAGATGATGAAGAAGAGTTCTAATAAGAACTCTTCAACAAGCATTTAATTAACAAGTGTAAAGTTTTAAAAGTTTTGTTTAAAGTATTGACAACAACTAATAAAAGAGTTATAATTATAATGTAATAAGATAAAGAAAGAAAAGGAAATGATTATTATGAAAAAACAATTAACATTAAAAAAAGGAATTGAAAACTTATTATTAACAATTACATTTATCAGTATTGGTTTAGTAGCAACAACTGCTGATAGTGAATTATCAGTTGACTACCTATTATTCTTCTTAATTAACATTGGTATCATTAGTTTTAATTCAATGGTATTAGCAAAGTATGGTAAGTCTTTTAGATAAGACTTACTTTTCAAGGGAGTGAGATAGTATGAAAAAAATCTTTTTAGACATGGATGGAACATTAGCAAGGTTCAATGTGCCAAACGCAATAAACAGGTTTGAAAAAGAAATTAATTTTTTTGCTAATTTGAAAGCATACAAAGACATTGAAATAATAAATGAATTAGCAAAGAATAATAATTTATACATTATTTCAGCAAGTTCAAATAAAAGAACTGATAAAGATAAAATGATTTGGTTAAAAAAATATCTTTTTAACATTAAAGAAGAAAATATTACTTTTTGTAGAATTGGAGAAAACAAAGCAAAGGTAATAGAAAATAAATATAATATTTCTATTGATAAAGATTGTTATTTACTTGATGACTACACACGCAATCTTCAAGAGTGGGAAAGTTTTGGAGGAACAGGCATTAAGAGGTTAACTTCTAAAGCAGACAACTCAAGAAAGATTTGGAAAGGTTTAGAAATCAAAAGACTAAAACAAATGTTATCAATTTGTCAATAGAACAATTGATTTGTCAAGTTTCACAAGAACTTGACATTTTATTTACGCGGCGGCTCGCAATGGCGCGGCGCGAGCCGATTTTTAGAAATAGGCAAATTGAGGCGATTTCGCGATTTTAAAATTGATCCTTGACACAAACTTTACACTTCCTAAAAGTTTTTTTATTTTTTTATTAAAAACGCTTGACAAGGCGGTCGGTTTAGTGGTATACTATAATTGAAGAAAGGGAAGAGAGGTTATAATTATGAATAACAAAGTACAAGAATTAAAAAATAAAATTGAGGATTTAGAAAAGACAATTTTCTACTTAGAAATGGTAGACCGTTGGACTAGACAAGATTTTGAATTGTATGACAAATACAATAAAGAATTAAAAGAATTAAAAGAACTTTTAATTCAAGCAATTATTGAAAAATAATTAAAAAACTATTGACAAATAATTAATTAAATGATATAATAATAATGTAATAAGGAAAAGGTGATTTAAATGAAAAAATTTTATTTTGATTATTGTGAATACGCACAAATGGATGTTTTAGATGGAGTTATGGTTTTTGAAGAAACTGAAGAAAAAGCAGTTGAATATTTTAAAGAAATATTAGCAACTGAAGAGTTTCAACAAAAAACTCTTGGAGTTGATTTTGAAGATTTTGCTGAACCTGAAGAAGCAATAGTAAAAGACCCAAGCAAAGCATTCAAAGGTTACTACATAGTTGAAAGTACTTGTGGTTGGGACTGCTAGTCACAAGTACTTAAAAACTATTGACAAATATTTTCAAAAGTGATATAATAATAATGTAATAAGGAAAGGTGATTAATTATGAAATATCAATTAACATTTACAAAAGAAGAATTAGAAGAAATGTATGAAGAATTAGACGCATGTGAGTGTGACCATGGGTTTAACTCTCCTGCATTATTAGATTTTATAAATAAACTTTTTGAAATTTGCAAACCTGAAGAATATCAAGAAATAAAAAAAATAATAGAAGAAAGAAATAACTAAATTATAAAAAATATTTAAAAAAGTTATTGACAAATCAAAAGCAATTTGCTATAATATAAATGTAATAAGGAAAGGTAAATAAATATCTCACCTGACAAGAGAGAGGGAAATTGTTGGTGCAAACCCAACCTAACGAAAGTTAGTAGTATGAAAATAAAGTAGAACAGCCCGTGTCAACCGAGATATTTAAACCTTTTTTTATTTAATAAAATACGATACACCAGGCAACGTTGTTTGATGGCGCGCGTGCGGTTGTGGCGCGCCGAGTTTTACATGATCTTTACATGTCAAGCATTTGTCAAGAGAAAATGGATACAGGCGGCAGCGTTGGTTGTTCCTGAAAGGGACTAGGTCAACCATTGTGCGACCGACCGCAACCGCATTAAAAAAATTAAAAAATTAATAAAAAACTATTGACTTATTTTCTAGTTATGGTATAATTAAAATGTAAGGAAGTGATAGTATGAAAAAAATAGTTATGCACATTAAGCCAAAAAAAGGTCGTCTACAAGTTAAAACAAATCGTAGTGAGCAATACTCATACTACACAAAGGCAACTAAAAAAAGTGAAAGAAAATTAAAAAATTCACTAAAAAGACTTGACATCGAGAACCTATAGTGGTATAATAATAATGTAATAAAGGAAGGAATTGATTATTATGAAATTACAAGAAAATTATTTTGAAAGTGAATATCTAAGCACAAGAGCAAAAAATGCTATTCGTAGAATTATCTTCCGTGTGTGTTCTTTTGAAGAATTACTACCAATGGAAATAACTATTCTTAAAAGAGTTGACGGAATTAAAACTCACGAAGAAATAGAAAAAATGTTCCAACAAATAAAACTTAAAAAAGTTTTTGAAGAAAATGCAAAAAAAGTATTGACAATAAATAATTAATTTGCTATAATTATAATGTAAGAAAGGAAAGGAATGATTAAAATGATAAAAATTCTATTAGGAAAAATATTTTTTAAACAACTACAAAAGAAAATGGAACAAGACATTGAGATAATAGAATTACCAATTTGGAAAGCAATTTTAATAGATTTTTATTTAAAAAGTATTGACTATTAATTTCAAAAATGCTATAATAATAATGTAATAAGAAAGGAAATGATTACAATGGCAAAGCGTAGACCAGTAGTCAACAAAATCGTAGTTGACAAAAACGCAGCACAATTCGCAAGAACTGCTGCTAACTTAAAGAGAAAGGGTAAAACAAATAAAAAATTGCATGGTAGAAATGCAAACCCAAGAGCAATTAAATACGCACTTTAATTGCTCTCACTCTTGCTGAAGATAGCCTAATGTGGACAGGGCGGCTGACTATGTCAGTGACAAACAGGTACCGATTGCGTGGGTTCAACTCCCACTCTTCAGCGCCTTTTTTTATGTGTAAAAACTTTACATTTGCTTGACGGCGCGCGGATGACCGCTGGGCGCCGCGATTGACACTTACTTTACATGAAGGCATTTCCGCAATTGAAAACTTACTTTACACTAATAACAAAAACTTCACAAAACCTATTGACTTTATTTTTAGTTATGATATAATATAATTAAGAAAGGGTGATACAAGTATGGAAAACAAAAAAGGTAAATTAAGAAAGTGGGTAGTTGAACTATTAGG